ATTAGCATGACGAAAAAATGGTCTCGCCAGGACATGTACGGCGGTCGATGGGCCGAAAACATTGTTCAGGCAGTGGCCCGTGATTTGTTGGCCGACGCCATGTTGCGCCTGGAAGCTGCCGGCTATCCGGTAGTGGGTTCGGTACACGACGAAATCATCACAGAGGTCCCTGCTGGTTGGGGATCAGTAGAGGAGGTCGAGCGGATAATGTCGGAAACCCCTGCGTGGGCGGACGGTTGTCCATTGGCTGCGGAAGGATGGAGTTCCAATAGGTTCAAAAAATGATAAATGCCGTTTCTTTATTCCAGGCCGGGTTCACCAACCTGGTCAGCGTTACGCCATACGATTGCCAGTTGGCGGAGAATTCAACAATCAACCCGGACCACCGGGGCAAAGCACCAGGGCTGAAATACAATTCTGGCCGCTGGGGTGGATACGCCTGGCGCAAACACCGCGTCACTTTTGACGACGTCATTCGCTGGGATCGCGACGGGGCCAACGTTGGCCTGGCAGGTGCTGCGTTCCCTGCTTTAGACATTGACGTGTTGGACGAATCCCTGGTGGACGAAATCCGCCAGCTCGCACTTCAGCATCTAGGCCCCGCCCCCGTGCGGGTCGGCAGAAAACCGAAGGCGTTGCTGATTTATAGGACTGAAAAACCGATCGACACCCAGCGCATTCGCTTTGTCGACCTGGATACCGGTGAGCTGCACCTGATCGAGTTCCTGGGCGAAGGTGCGCAGTACGTAGTCGCCGGACTACACGCGACCACGCATAAGCCCTACGAAATCGACCAGGACATTGTCGCCCTGGGCGCTGACGGACTGACGACGATCGACCAGGACAGGGTCGACCACTTCATGGCCGAGCTGGAAAACATACTTAAGCTGTTCGGCTACCGCATCGACAGTCACAGCAAGGGGGCGGCGAACCGTGACCAGGTTGACCAGGAAAAGCTGCGGGCGTCTGACCTGGACAAGTTTGAAAAGATAGTCGCGGCGCTGCCTAACGATTTCTCAGACCGCGAGACGTATATCCGCGTCGGTTATGCCATCAAAGGCGCGACCCAAGTGGACCCTGGTCGCGGCCTGGGCATGTTTATGGAGTGGGCCAGTCGCTGGTCAGGCGGGGTGAATGAAATCCGCAACACCGAGCTGGACTGGCAACGTATGCACCCACCTTTTGAGCTGGGCGCCGATTTTATTTATAAGCTGGCCCAAGCTGCCGGTGTCTACGACGTGTCCCTGGATTTTGAGGCGGTGCCCCGTGGTGAAGGTGAGGAAATGGAGACCACCGCGCCGACCGGCCCGATCGCTTTTTCGGAGTCATCCCTGGCGCAACGCTTTGCCAGGAAGCATGCCGGCCGTGCTAAGTTTGTCGGGCTGTGGAACCGCTGGGTTATCTGGAACGGTGAGCGCTGGGAGCATGATTTCACCAGCCACCATATCGACCTGGTCCGTTTATTCTGCGATGCCGAGTCGAACCGGGCGCTGAATAGTATCGACAAAGAGGCGAAAGCTGAGTCCGTGGCAACGCGCCTGGCGTCGGCTAAAACCTTCAACAACATCGCGGCAATCGCAAAGTCGCTGCGTTCAGTATCAATGGAGCCGGCGGCATTTGACGCGGACCCGGACATGCTGAACACCCCGGCCGGTGTGGTTGATTTGAAGACCGGCGAGTTGCACCAGGCCAGGCCAGACATGTATATGACCCGCTCGACCAGGGTCGCCCCGGACAGTCTCAACGACGCGCCGACCTGGGAAAAGTTCCTGGACGACGTCACCCTGGGCGATCAGTCCGTTAAGGAGTACCTGCAAGTCCTGGCCGGGTACGCTGCGACTGGCCACTGCACAGAACATGTCATGCCGTTTTTTCACGGTGTTGGTTCAAACGGTAAGTCGGTTTTCCTGGAGACATTGAGCTGGATTCTGGGCGACTACGCGACCACCACACCGATCGAAACACTGACCGCAACCGATCGCGACAAGAACACGGCCGACCTGGCTGACCTGGCCGGTGTTCGCCTGGTTACCGCCCAGGAAACGGAAGTCGGAAAGTTCTGGGACGAACAGCGAGTTAAGTTGCTGACGGGTGGCGATCTGATTAAGGCCCGTTTTCTCTACAGTCAGTTCTTCACGTTCAAACCGCAGTTCACCATTGTCGTCGCGGGTAACCACGAACCCCGGTTGAAGTCAGTGGGTCCCGCTATGCAGCGCCGCATTAAGCTGGTGCCCTGGCGCTTCGTCGCAAAGAACCGCGACGTCATGTTACCCGCCAAGCTCCAGGCCGAAGCGCCCGCCATTCTCGACTGGATCGTGCAAGGTGCGGTCCGTTGGTACGCTAACGGGCTGCCGGTGTCTGGTACAGTTGACGAAGCTACCGAAGCATATTTTGACCAGGAAGACGTAGTCGGCCGGTTTGCGAAACAATGCTTAGTCGTGGATCACGAAACGGACGCGGATGCTGTCGATATTTATGCGGCGTTCCAGGCTTGGTGCATCGACGAAAATATCAAACCCTGGGCGACCCGTACTTTCTTCGGAGAGTTCCAGGTCTGGGCTGGAGTGGAAGGCGTTTACAAGGCCAAACACCCCCGCACCAGGCGGATCACTTGGCGGGGTGTTGAAGTGCTACCCGTCACCAAAAACGTAGTTGATTTCAAAATCGCATAAAGGGGGGAGTTATGGATGAACGTTTAGAAAATGCTTTGATTGCTGCATTTTTCTTTCTGGTGTTTGGTATCCTTGGCACGATTGATTACGAGGAAGCCATCGCCCAGGATGAACACTACGCGGAAATGGTATGCAACGGGCACTGGCCAAATTATGACCAGCGCCAGCTGGATTGCACTAAGGTCCGAGTAGACTAAAGTCCGGGCTGCTGTACTTGGCGTCGATGATCTGCTTCGCAGTTTCTTCACCGATGCCAAGTGCAACCAGCCGGCGTATTTGCTTCGTTGTGGTGGACGTGGTGTCCATAAGAATGTCGCGAAAAACTTTGTTTTCCATCAACCCCGCGACCACTTTAGGCGCGAGAAACTGGGTCAACAACAACGTTGGATCGGCCCCGCCCCACAGATAAGTTAGGCCAGCGCGCAAACCTTCATTCGTCCCAATAGCGCCCGCGGTATTGCTGAAGTTAGCGCGCGAGCCGGCGTCTTTCATACCGCCCGCAACAGCGCGCGCGTCATCTAGTCCAGGCAAACGCTGAACCGGTAGCGGCAGCTGGCCAGTGCCCGCTTCCATACGATTCAGTTCGCCACCAAAACGGGACGGGCTGAAATTAGGGTTCGCCGGCGTTTGCGCAGCGTCCTGGACCATACGCCCGCCGATCCGAGCCTGTTCGCTTGGTGGAACAAACGCGCGCAACGCGTTGTCGGTTTGTACCTGGTTCCGGGCGCCGCCGCGGTTGACCGCTTCATAGACGGCCTGGCCGCTTCTAAATTCTGTCGCGTTTTTCTGTACCAGGGGCGCGATCTTGTTGTCGATCGCGTCCATGCCGGCGCTGTAATAGCGTGAAGCATTGCGGGCGGCGGCCGCGACTTCTGGTCCAGCGCCCTGGGCGATTCCATCCATGTCGCGAGTTAATGCGCCATAAATGCGCTTTAGCTGCGCTTTGCTTGCGTCTGTTCCCAGAACCAGGGAGTCCCCCATCTGATCGCCAACCCAGCTGCGTAGTGCTTTCAAATCCGCGTAGCTGACCAGGCGCGGCAGTTCGGCGATTTGCTCCGGGGTGAGTCCGTCCAGGTCGACTTTGTTTGGCTTGAACAGCGCGTCCAGTTTGTTCAACGCGCCGCCTGGGGCCAGGGCTTCCGCCAGGGCTTCACTGTCGCGACCGATGCCGCGAAGTTCTGCCATGATGGTTTCGGTGTTTGGTGCTTCAAAGTTGCGGCCCTTCGGCATCAAGCGATCGACTTCGGAATAGAGTTCGTTGCTTCGTGTCGTGAATTTAGTGCGGAAAGTTTTGGCGCGATCAATCACCATTTGGCCGACGCCTTCCTGGGTCATCTGGCCGCCTTCGCCGGTAATACGGCGCACAGCGTCCGCAAGTTCTTCCGTTGCTTCGCGATAGATTTTGTCGATCGTAGGCGCGCCCATCACAGTCTGGCCGACTGCGCCTTCGGCTACTTGGACGCCTTTGTTACCCACTGCACCCGCGGGCAAATTCTGCATGCCCAGGTTATTGGCGGCGTTTGCCACTTCGCGGCCGCTTTTACCGGTAAAGGTTTTGCGGATTACTGGACCCGCAAGTTCGCCGGCCCCCATCATCGTCGCGTCAATCGCGGTGTTTACCGCAACGTCTTTGGCGTGTTCGCCCAGGGTGCGGGTGTCTGGAGTCCCTGCAATAGAACGCACAATCGCGTCATAACCTTCGCCGGCAAGCTGGGAGCCGCCGATCGCTCCACCGTAGGTCCCAACCGGGCCTATCGTGCTGCCGTAAAAACCTGCAACGCCGCCCCCCACGATTTCTGGAACAAGGCGCCCCATCTCAATTGCGTCACCCCAGTCCAAACCCTTCGGGTTGAACAAAGTCCAGCGCTGCGTTTTGTTGTTGAAATAGACGTAGTTGTCGTCGCCGTATGGCTGCGCGTTGTCGCCCAGATATTGCTTCACCAGGGCCAGTTTGTCTTCGGGTTTGTAATACGAACCGATAAACGCGCGCAGCTGGGTTGGGACCCCCGTATTTGTGTCCAGGGATTTTTCATCGAAAAGAACAGACGCCCCGCCAGGGATTGGCGGCAGCTGGCCTAGTGGCCCGTTCGTGCCGATAACATTGGCCCCTTTTGGAAGCGCTGGTAATGCTGCGTCGCCCATTTTCTGGTCCCCTTACTGTGCTGGAGGCATCGCCATCGGCGTCCAATCGGCCGCGCCAGGCACGGCGTAATAGTAGACGCCGCCTTGTTCGATAATTGTGGCACCAACCGGTGCGATCTTGCGCGCCCAGTCTGGGATTTGGTCTGCGCCGTTGCCGGTAAATCCGATTTCTTTTCGCAATGCTTCGCGGCTTTCTGCGCCAGCTGGCATAGCAACCGGTGCGAGAATTGCGTCGATCATTGGCTGGGTAAAGGCGCCAGCCTGGTAAATGCCGCGCTGACGCTCGGATTGTTTGTTGTAGGCCTCAACAGCGATTTTTGTTGCGACCTGGGCAAGAGTAGCCAGCTGTTCGCGAGCGGCTTCGGAACCCAAACCGCCATCGCGGACCTTGCCGAGAATGTCGGACATCTGGCCCGCCACCGAACGCATCTTGCCGGCCGATTCTGCTTCGCCCTGGAGAACCGCAGAGTTTGGTTCCAGCGCTTTGAGCGCACCGATCAAAATGCCGTAGTCAGTGATCCCGCCTTCGTTCAGTGCAGTCAGATTCTTCACCGCGCCAAAGCGATTCATTACTTCCTGGAGCGGTAGGTAGTAGTTTTTCGACCAATCGCGCTGCTCATTAAGGTACTGCTCCGGCTTCACGCCAGGCGCCATAAAACCCGGCTGCGCCTGGGCTGGGTCATACGGTAGGCCGGTGGTCATATTGAACAGACGTTTGCCCCCGTTAGGCATTTCTACCCATGACAGGTTTGGTTTCTGCGCGTTGTAAAGGCTGATTAGGTTGTTTGACAGCTCAGGCATCTGATTGAGCGCGGCCATTGTCGCCACGTCCAGCATGCGGGTTTGGTTAGCATTCAGCACGGCCCCTGCGGGTTGCTGTGGCGACGTGCGCGCAATGTTCGCCATCGGAGCGGGGGCCGGGTTTCCCACTGGCGCTTGCGGTGGTGATACGGCAGCTGCGCCAGGTGGTACCGGTAGTGGGTTCCCCTGTGGGTCCAGCGGGGCCGGTAGGCCGGGTGTCACAGTCGCGTCGGGAACCGTGGGCAGTGGTTCTTGTTTCGGAACGCCGTAGCCAAGCATTGCGGGCACTTGCGCCATAAACGCCTGGCGCTGCTGAAGCAAAGACATTTCTTTGAGCGTTTTGGCCATGTTGAGCTTGTCCAGCTGCGCTTTCAGTTCTGCGTTTTTGAGCTGGTTGCCCTGTGAATATCCCTGGTAATAGCCGCCCATTGCGTTGCCCAATGCCTGGCCGAGCGGCACACGGCCGGTGCCGGGCTGTCCGCCTGAACCAGCGGACAACAGCTGCGCAGCCGCGTTAAGCCAACCCATACGCTTCGGATCATCCCAGGACGATCCCTGCATGTTTGAAATTGTGTTCCAAAAATCTGCCATTTTCGTGCCCCTTTAGCTCAAAAGGCCGCCTAGTAACGCGCCACCAAGTAGGAACGGCATACCGCCCACGGCTGCCAATCCAGTTGCGCCTGGCGCCGCCATCATGGAACCGAGAGACGCGCCGGCCATCGCGCCGCCCAGGGCGCCGGCCAGCGGGTTGCCCGACTGAACAGGGCTGGTACCCGTCCCTGTCGTGGTCTGCCCATACGGTGTTCCGCCCAGTGCTTGGACGCGAAGGTCGAGCATGTTGCGCGGGTAGTTCTGGTCTTCCAGCCATTGGTTGTATGCGAGGCTAAGCTGCTGCTGATCGTACGCACTCTGCTGTTGGCCTACGTTCGCCAACAGGTTGGCGTTGTTCAGCGCGTTCGCTTGCTCCGCACTGGCCGATGCGTTCAGGATTTGCGACGCCGCCAGGCGGTTCTTCATCGCGTCCAAACCGGTTGTCTGGTTGAATTGATCGGTCGACATTTGCGACTGCAAGTTTGCCAGTTGGCCGGCAGCGTCCTGCCCCGCGTCAAACTGACCCGCGGTTTGCGCGGTGTTCATTGCCTGGTTCCACCCGGCCGACTTCAGCTGGCCGGTAATGTTGCCGACGTTGTTTATGAAATCGTTATTTACCTGGGCTTCCATAATCCCGTGACGGTCACCGCCGAATGCGTTACGCATCTGCGCCTGGTCGCCGGTTTGCTGCAAAGTTTGCAGACGGGCGTCGTTCATCTTGTTCACAGTGCCGTTGACCACGTCGTTAATATACGGGTCCATGAGCTGCTGAGTTGTCGACGTCAGATAGGACGGGTTGAGCTGGCGAACCGCCGACCGGTCATACGTTGGCGAAGCCAAGTTGGACGGCGTGTAACCCAAATCGTTGAGTACCTGTCCTGTCCCTGTCGCCAGCACCGACCCAAACGGGTCCGTGTTCGCCATGTTGACCAGTGCGTTCTGCGATTGAGTTGTGTACGGGCTTATGCTTGCCAGCAATTGGCCCGTATAAGGGTTGTACGGTTTACTAGCCAGCGTGTCCGCTAGGTCTAGGTTTGCTTTTGCGGCTTCGTCGACCCACTCAGGATATTCCACCTTTGTTGTTTGCGACGTCTCGCTTGGTGCTTTTGATTTACCCATTTGTAAGGTCCTTTTCTAAAACTGTCGCCGGTTTGTAGCCAATTCGGCCCATTACCTTTGCCCAACCTTTACGGCCGCCTCCGGTCACCCGTTGGCACCCCCATTGCTTGGCGTATGCGCAAACCGATTGCTCCATTTCTAGGAGTTCGTTCAAATCCCCGCCGCATAGAAAAATGTCGAGATAACGGACCTTCGGAAAATTGAAGATTTGCGTCACCATCGCGCACTTTTCCCCTGGCCAAAATTGCATCGCGTTGTCGGCCAGGGCCAATTCCACGTGTTCCAAATCATGGGTCTCACAGTGTTCCAGCGCTTTCTCAATGAAAGGCCGGCACCGTTCCCATTCGGTCTTTACACGACGCTGGTCGTCTGCAAGTTTCCGCTGTTGTCTACTGTTAGCTTCCATTTCCCACCGTCTGGAGCCACCAAAACCGCCTCGGTACCGTTTTCGGCAAGCTCAAGTCGTTGATTCTGCTTTAGATTGTACCGATCTGCTTGCTCCAGCGCACGTTGCATTTCAGTCTGAAAGCGCGCGGAGTAATTCTGCGGAGGCGTTGGTAAGTTCACCGCCGACCCCCTGCACGCAAGTCAGCGCGCAAAATGCCGTAATCGAACCGTTCATCGCGCTGGGCCTGGACCTTGATTTCCACCTGGCGCGCGGTAAAACGGCAGTCGGTGTATCCATTGCTGCCCGCAGTAAACGGCCCCACTGTGGTCGCGGTCTGATTCTGGTTGGTCCGTAATTGAAAGCTCACGCCGACCGCACCGGAAGTTGCGGCGTCTTCGTCGATTATCAGCTGATTCACGGCCATGACCTTGTCGCCCTGGCTGATTTGAATAGGCCCCGTAAGCGCCCAGACGTCAGACTTTCTGTCCGCGCCCGATGCTGTCCAGCCATATTCCTGGTAGTACAAATGGCCGTCGAACGTTGCGGCTACTGGATAGCTCCACAAACCGCCGTCCATCCAGGCAGTTCGCTCCATACGGCCAACCGTCCAGTAATTTTCCAGGTAGTTGTAGGCGACATAGCGATCAGGAGCGGAAGTCGCTCCCGATGGGAAGAACCACCAAACCTCGTTGAAAGCGGCGTTGTGGCCGGAGGTGATCTGATCGCGCTGGAAATAGTTGATATTGTCAAAAACAAAATCGTGTACGTCGCAGGGCATCGGCTTCACATAGCCGTCATAAACGTAAAACCCGTCGCGGCCCATCCAAAACACCCGGTTTTCCGCAGCGATTGCTGCGCGCTGGCTGAGTGTGCCGCAGTTCTCACCGATGCGTTCGATTCCGTAAACCAACGGCGCGCCCAGGAATTCCATGCGATGCGCGTCAGTCTGGGTAAGTATTAGCACCTGGCCGGCGACTTTCACCGCTTGTTGGATTTCGGCGGCGGTTTGCAGCTCGATAGAACCCGCCAGGTTTGTGCTGGCCGGCGTCCAGACGGTGTAGTCTTCGCGGTCGGACCACTGCACCTTGCGGCGATTTCCGCCGGCGCCAAAACAAACCAGGAAACGTTGATCGGTTACCAGGGCCGACTGATTGTCGATAGGGGCGTTGGTGATCTGCGTCGCCGCGCTGATCGGCAAAGAAGTCGGGTCAAACTCATACACTTTGCCGTCGGCATAGCTGCATGCAATCAGCGTGGTGCCCCAGTTGTCGAGCGCCCAGTTGTTGGACCCAATGCGTAGACCAGAACCGGAACGCGCGTCGCCCCAGTCTTCCTCGCCAAAATCGGCCGCGCCAAACCCCAAACCGATCGAAGACGCTGCGTTACCGGCCACCAGGCCGGTAGGCGTTACGTCGTTGTAAATTCCGTCACCCAACGCATACAGCTTGCTGTTGGTCCCGATCGCGGTCCAAATTAGTTCGTTGGAGCCGGTCGTAGCTTTCCAGGCCAGCAAGTTTGTTGGCGTGCCGGTCAGAGGCGTGCTGGTGATTTTGCTCCAGCCACCAACGGGGCGCAGCCGGCCGTTCACCCAGCGCACCAGGTTGGCGTCTGTCCAACGGTTCTTCTGTTCGTATGTCGTGCCCGCCTGGACGACGCCTGGCGGCACTGGAATTTCAGTTAGCATTAGCCATTAGCTCCGCGAGTTCGGTCGCCCGACGGCCAACCTGGCCGGCCCAGCGGCTATCCATCATTTGGCGAGAGGCTTCCCTGAAGTCGCCAGAATCAATCGCCGCCCACATTTTCTTGAAATCGCGCAAACGCGGGATTCCCATATTGAAGGCCATATTCAAAAGAACGTAATACCGCGTTTCGTCTAGGTTACGGACGACAGGGAAGGCGTCCCCAAGCTCCAGGGCGTGGCGGGTTATGTCGTTTTGCAATAGATACCGGGCTTCGTCTTCAGTGATCCCGTTATCGTCCAGGTTGCGGCCCACGCCGATCGTTAGTTTCCCGACAATGTCACGGTACGGTTTAAGTTCCAAACCTTCGTGACGGACCAGCATGTCTTCAAAATCTTTCGGGGTCATTTAGCCGCCCTTCCCTGGAGTTTTTCCACCGTGCGGAGACCACCCAGGCCAAGCATGCCCATCAACACCGGCATAAGCGTGCCCATGTCGAATTCCGGCAGTTCCGGCAGCTGCGCTCCGGCTAAAACTGCAATGAATACAATGATCGGCTGAAGGATGAAGTGGTACGCAAATGCAAACGCGCACACCCAGCCAACCGCTGGACGCCACCCGCCTTTGAATAGCGAACCGGAAGCGGCTTCCGCTTTGTTCACTTCGATCTGCGCCATCGCAGCCTGGTGCGCGGCTTTCTCCGCCATAGTCGCGATTTCGTGTGCCATCGCGTTTTTGGCGTCTTTATCTTCGATAAACTTGTCGAGTAGACCACTGACCGGTCCGATTAGTGACGCGAGCATTGGCACCCCCAGTAACGTATTGATAATGCGTTGATTCTACCGGAAACGCGCATGGCGTCTACGCCTTCTTGTTCCCGTTCATGTACGCATCCGCCCCCAGGAAAGCCGCCACGATCATGGAAGTCGTGACGTAATAGGTCGGGGCGATTGATCCGATGATCGAGCTGGCACCAGTCAGGCCCAAGATTGCGTAGAGAATGCGCATCATCATTGCGGCCCCCGCTGTTTATCCCAGGCGTCGTGCCGAAGGATGGAATCAACCTTCAGGTCCAGACGGTCCAGGCGATCTAAAATTCGGGAATAGTCTTTATGTACGTCGGCCTTTGTGACGTAGTCCTTCGCGATTTCCTCGCGGGTACGATTCAGCAAAATCTGGACGCGTTGTAGTTCGCTGATCCAGCTCCGCAGCCCCCAACCGATCAGGCCAAGCGCGGCGGTTAAGGCAATGCTCCACAGTGTATTGGGTTCCATACGCTCCCCCTATGTAATAGGCGGATTCTCGCATGTAAATCAACGGCTTGCACTACCCGCTCGCGCCTCAAATTTTGACAAACGCTCCCGATTGCTGCCGGTCTAGGACGCGCGCGTTGATAACCAAAAGGTCGCGGTCTTTGGCCCCCTTGTATTGCTCCGATTCATGGAACAAGTAGGCGGGGTGGATTACCAGTAGCTTCGGCACGGGGGTGAGCTGGTGGCACATTGAGTGATTAAGACCGCGGGACCGCTGAGCGATCGGGTCGATCATAATGAACCGGCCATCGTCGTGGTCCGATGTGTCTTCACCGGAATCCACAACATCAAGGTCAAGGTAATAGACCCCGACG